CATATTCCCGATCTAGAGGAATAGTATTAACCGAGCCTACCATGAAGGCTCATAATTAAGAATAGTTGAGCCATGAAACCTCAAAAAATGTGGATGCTTTTTGACCCTCAAGGGGGGCCTAATTATCTTACTTTAAGATATTGCAAGAAAGATAGTATTAATGCTTTCTTTAGGTATGAATATTGGGTAGAAGCTCGAAAATATGGATGGAGATGTAAGAAAGTACTTATTACAGCAACTTTAATAACTAAAAAATAACTGAGTATGGAAATAAAGAAACTAACGAAAGAAGAAAAAGCCGAAGGTCTAACTCTTGACCTTGTCAATAAGGTTGACCTTCGAAAAAAATGCTCCCCCGTCATGTTTAAGGCTGGGGATGAACCGGTTGATATCATGGAATGCTCTACGGGTTATTGGGTACACACAAGCGACGGGTATCTTCGTGATGACAAAGGGTATCTGATCGTCTTTGGAAGACGTGAATGCCAGATAGCCCGTGCCAGATATCTAATGAATCATGGGGAGGAGGAAAAAAGACTGGAAGCCGAACGAGTCCTTGAACAACGGAAACGGAAGATACAGGAAAAGCTTGATATCTTCAAAAAGAATATTGAGGATATTAGGCAATACACAATTAAAGGGTCTACCACGAATGAGCTTGCTGAAATCCTTGAATCCGCAATGTCCGTAGAACAGCGCATCTACGTAAAGACCGCGAGAGAAAGAAATATAAAACATCTTCCTAAAATGGAGGCTCAATATGCTTGGCTGTTGTCTGAGTTTGAGGAAGGAAATTATAATCTTCTCTTGGATATTATGGGTATAGAGAAAATCCCCAATCCGATATCCTTTAAGCTGGATAGCGAGGATGATATGCGCATGTTGAAGAATGCTTTCGGGAAACAGGCTATTGACGAGGCTCAAGGTGATGTCAACAAGCTGTATGCTCGATTGAAGGTTGAACAAATGTATAATGTATAACGACTAAGAAGAATATGAATAAAACAGACCGAATAGAACGTATTAGGAGAGATATTGACCAGCAAATTAGTTATTGCCATAATAGAATTGACATCCTCAATAAGAGGAGAAATAAACTCATAGGAATAAGCAAGAACAGCTTTGATCCTCATGCCCTCATACCAATTCGGTATGATGACATTGAAGAGTGGATAAAAGGACATCCATTCCCCAAAACATGTATTGATATGGTGTATCAAAACAAAGAAATTGCTTTCAATAACTCTTTAGTATGCAATACATATCAGATAGATTATCACATTGTAAAATGCAAACCTCGTGAATATTATATAGATAAGTATTTAAAACAATAAATTATGAGATTAAGACAAGCCAAGAAGATAATGAAAAACTTCCGGTTATATCCCGGGATGTTATGGATATACAGAACCGAAAGGTTCTGTGAACTTTGCATAAACACAAGAGGCAACGCCCCGAACCACCAGTAACGTCACCTCTCCACACGATTATTTAGTGCAAATATAAATATTTACTTTTAAATAATCGTGCCATGTTTTCAGAAATTGCGGAAATAAAATCCATCAGAGAGCAGAAATCAAAGTTATCGGAGAGGGAAAAAGAGCTAACAGAACCTATATTGACTGATCTTGATATGATAGGAACGTTATATAGGTGGTTCCAAGAAATTATTTCTCAAAAGGAGACGTTTAGGTTGGGGAATGTTACCCAAAGAAAGAAATTCATCTTTATCATCCTGTTTTTGTACTCTCCAAGTACTCTCGCCGGCGGGAAGATGATGAACGGTCTTCGGAATAAATTAGCGGAGGTCTTAGGCGTTAGCGCGCAGACGGCCATATCCGATAACCGTAATAATCTTGTTTTCTCTTATCAGTTGTATAAGTATTTTCGGCAGGATGTGGATTGGATATATGGGGAGATGATGAAAAGGGTAAAGCCGGGGGATTAGGCTGGCTTTACCCTTTCTCTATTTTAATCTTCTTTCCACAGTGAGGGCAGGTGATAGCATTATCCTCTTTTTCTTCTCCTATCAATTCAGTGATAGACACATTGAGAACGCTGGCAATCTTGATAATATTATCCAAAGAAGGCGAAGACTTTCCGGTGACAATGTTGCTAACAGCTACTTTTGAAATGCCAACTTGTTTAGCTAACCAGGCAGAAGTAATATTGCGCTCGTTCATAAATTCTTTTATTCGTAAATCCATAAACTATACTTTATTTTGATTACTCCGCAAAGTAATGCAAACTTTATCATATAACCTAATATTGATAAAGTGTGATTTATTAAATATTCTTAAATGATAAAGGGAACTATATCAAAACTATTGTTTGTGATAAAGTTTGCTTTATCTTTGCATCATCAGAAAGAAATAAAGTAATAACAATTAAAAGATATACGATCATGGCAACAAAGAAGATTGATGAAAAGAAAACATTGAAATATGCAGTAGCATTCTACTTCTGTACATCAGGTAAGATAAACTTTATGTTAGGTAATAAGATGTATCAGCACATAAACACTGTCTATGACCAAAGAGAAGACGGTAGAGGGTTTAATACTTGTGAGGTCGTTTATAACTATAAGGCTCAAAAGTATGAGGTCCTGAATGTCGATACAGAGATAGGCAACAAAGAGATTCAAATATTAAATGTTTAACCAGCAGGGCGAAAGCCCTGCACAATATAGAAGATTATGACAAAAGAAGAAGTCTATAAATTGGCAACAGTTGAGAACCCTATTATCAACGATAACGGCAATAGAATAGAGTTTGCCAATGGTGATATGTATGCAAAGCAATCAATCACTAATTTGTATCGTAAAGTAAAAGTTTATTTTTAATTCGGTAGCCTTTGGGCTACCACAATACACACGATTATGAGACGATCCCATAAAGCAGATTTTGAAAATATGGTTGATGCACAACAGTTAAAAGTCTATGATAACCTTTCAGACGTAATGCCTAATACAGATAAAGAGCTGGTAAAAGGACAGGTCGTTGATGTTGTTAATGGTTACGGTTGTATAGTTGGCCCGTTCGAGATATTGGGATTCTGTGATCCTAACGAATTTGGTAGATGTGTCTACTTAGATTGGGATTGCTATTGGTTTGCTAATAAGCCTATTGATATAATAGTAAAGTAAATGATTATGAACAAAGTTTATAGAGTTGTAAGATACTTCGATGGCTATCCCGAATACACTATGTGTAAATGTGAAACAATCGAAGAAGCGAGAATTAAATGCAAAGAGCATAATGATAAAGAGAACAAGCCTTATATCAATTATCATATATTGGTAGATGGCGATGAAAAATTTGGTGGTAAAACTTATAGAACTGAATGATTATGGATATAGCAGAAATCAAAAGAAGAGTTGATTTGCTTAAAATGGCGAACAACAAGAAATATTGCCTTATACCCGAACTGGCAAAAGAACTGAAAGTGAGCAAGACCGATTTAATGCAATTTATTCTTGACAATCCGAAACTATTTCATACGGATAACCAGTGGACATACAAAGTGATGCTACGTTCTCAAAAAGTTGCGCCTAATAAAAACTTAGGCTTAGGCATAGAAGAGGTTTATATTTTACCCGAAGATAATTTCAGAACCGAGGAATGGCTGCAAAAACAGAAAGTTGAGAAAGCAAGGTATATTCATATTTCTGAATTTGATTACTATGGCGTACAGGGATATTATGTTAGCATTGATAAAGAAGGTGATTCTAAATATAGAGAATGGCTTTGGCGTAACACTATATCTAAAGTGAAAGAAATTCAATCGCTTGGTGTTCTTCATAAAGATACTTTCTATACGGGCGGTTTTGGTGATAGTTTTGCGCATCCAATTGATTACGCAATATCACCCGATGGTTTAGAGAAGCTAAAACAAGCCGGCTGGACTTTTAATCAATTAAATCCATTATCAAGATGAACTCAATAAACAAAAACGGTTGCAGCATATGCCAACCCGGTAAAGAAAATTATTGTACCTACACTACCAAGTTGAAGGGTAAAAGAGTGAGAATGTACCAGTATGACTACCGTACTGAAAGTGGTGAATTATTCGCCTGTTGTGCGCCTACCTTAGAAGCGTGCAGAGAAAAACGAGATATTTGGCTAAGTTCACGACAATAAGTCGATTGTCGTGTATATCGATTGAGTATATTTCTATATCTTTGGTTATGGTAGTACCTTAGTGGTGCTATCGCGGGGTAGAGCAGTGGTTAGCTTGCTACTTTGACTTGGTAGAGGTCGGTTGTTCGATTCAGCCCCCCGCAACTATGATTATTAATTTTTAAAGGACACGATTATGAATGTATTAACACTTTCAATTAAGCAAAAGTATTTTGATGAGATTCTAGCAGGTAAAAAAACTCATGAATACCGCGAAATTAGACCTACCAACGCAAAGAAGTATATAACTTATTTATGTGGTGGTAAAGAATATAAGGCTGACGAAGAACTTCCCGAAGAGGGCGAAATCGAGTTGAAGCCTATCAAGTACGATGCCATCAAACTACTTACAGGCGAATACAAGGGCAAACGCCCGTATATGATTATAGAGGTAAAGAGTGCAGAAGCAGTTATTCTCACGGACGATAATGGGGATGATATTGTTTATGAGTATCAAGGTGAAGAATACCTCGCTGCCCAGATGGACTATACTTTAGGCAAGGTATTAGAGAAACATATAGATTGATTGTTTAATTTAAAATTATTGCTGAGTCGCAAGAAGAGTAAACAGAGTAGCCGGACCGCGCAGAAATATGAATGGTGCAGGTGCTGGCGGTAGATTAGTTGCTAATCGTAGGGGGACGGCAAGTGCCACCCAGTTAGGTTCACGTAGACAACGTTACAGTGACCTTCGTGTTTCATTTGGATTATCTGGTGGTTAGCTATGAATAAAGTAGAGCAAGCGAACCGGTATATAGACCTCATTCGAGAAAGATCGAGTGAGGCTTTACTGTTTTTATCCTTGGGTAAAGATTCGCTTGTTCTGCTTGATTTACTCTATCCAAAGTTTGATCGTATTGTCTGCGTGTTCATGTACTTCGTCAAAGACTTAGAACATATCAACCGTTGGATAAACTGGACTAAAGCCAGATACCCGAAGATAGAGTTTGTTCAAGTACCACACTGGAACCTTACATATATTCTTAGAGGTGGCATGTATTGCGTGCCTAATCCCGAAGTAAGGCTGTTGAAGTTAGCCGATGTCGTGAAAGCCATGCAATTAAAACATGGAGTTTATTATACCTTCTTGGGTATGAAAAAAGCCGATGGCATGAATCGTAGATTAATGTTGAATGGTTACGAAGAAAAGGGGTATGAGAATAATGGTATGTGTTATCCTTTAGCAGATTGGACGCAAAAGGATATTCTTGCTTATATGAAACAAAATAACCTGCCTGAACCGGTAAGATATGGCAATAAGGCAAGTAATGGTATTGGTTTCAATATTGATTGCTTTCTTTGGCTTCGTAGTAACTATCCAGTAGACTTACAGAAGATAATCAAGGCGTTTCCAATGAGTGGAAGAATTTTATTTGAGTATGATAATGGAACTAAGTAAGTATATAAAGAGTGATTCAGTAGAGCTTAATCGTTCTGCCATTCACTTTGCCAATTATAATCCGAGAAAGCTATCCGATGAATCACGTAAGACATTGAAACGTGGTATCAAGAAATTCGGATTGGTAGGTGGAATAGTTGTGAATAAGCGTACTGGTCTTACAGTAGTCAGCGGACACCAGCGTTTGTCTGTTATGGACGAACTGCAAAAGTTTCCTGATAACGACTATCGTATCCGTGTCGATGTCATTGATGTGGACGAAAAGCAGGAGAAGGAGCTGAACATCTTGATGAATAACCCTAATGCGCAAGGTACTTGGGATTTTGATGCTCTTGCCCGTATCGTCCCCGATATTGATTGGAAAGATGCTGGTCTGACGGATGCTGATTTGAACATGATTGGTGTTGACTACCTATTACAGACAGAAGAGGAAAGCTCCATTGCTGATGCCCTTTCTGATATGATGGTACCAGTTACCGAGCAAAAGGAAGCCGAGAAAGCCGCCAAGCAATTGGAACGTGCCGAAAAAGTAGCCCACATGAAAGAAGTCAAACAACAGGTAAAGGAGAATGCGCAGAAGCAAGCCGAGAACATGGATGCCTATGTGATGTTGTCCTTCGATACCTATGAAGCTAAAGCCGCTTTCTGCGAAAGGTTCGGGTATGACCCTGATATGAAGTTCATAAAGGGAGAAGCATTTGATGAACAAGTAGAAAGAATAGATTAATTATTGGGAGGAAAGCTGAGTTAGAAAGAAAACATATAGCCAGTTATATCAACAGTCCAGACGAATAATGTACAACGCTGGAAGGCAATACGGGTTAGGTTCTGCAAGACAAAGAAACATAAGGGATAGAACGAAATCCATAATGGGAAGATATGCTGAGAAAATAGATAGCTATTTCTCAAAAAGAGGAATTGATGTCTATGGAAATAAGCCGGTCTCTCGCCGCATATATATGGGTAATAATAACGGATAATTGATTATGAACAATAGTGAATCTAAAAGCAGAAAAGGTAAAGGAGGAAGAAAGCCCAAGTTTGACTATACAAGCGAGGACTTTCTTTCTCTCGTGGAATCGTATGCCAAGAAGGGATTCACTGACAAGGAAATAGCTTTCGCTATTGGAATTTCACCCGAAACTTTTTGCATCAAGAAGAATGAATATTCGCAATTATCTCAAGTATTAGCGCGTGGGCGTGCGCTCGTAACATCCACAGTACGGGCTAAGTTCCTTGCTATGGCTCTTGGTGGTATCAAGACAAAAAGTACTGTAGTTAGGAAACTGAAAGACATGGAAGGTAATCTGACCGGTGAAGAAGAATTGCAAGTCAGCGAAAGTGAGCTGGCTCCGAATCTGCAAGCGATGTCCGTTTGGTTGTACCACCATGATGAAGATTGGAGAAAAGTTGAACGCAAACAGGATGAAGATGCCGACATCCCTACCGATATTGACCACGGTATTTCTATTGATTCTTGGATTAAAGACAAACTGAAATGATAGTACCCCAAGAAAATTACCATCCATTATACGAGGATAAGGAAAAATTCATCATCCTTATCACTGGGGGACGTGGCTCCGGCAAGTCCTTCAATGCTTCCACCTTCATCGAACGATTGACCTTTGAAATGACGGAAGCCGAGAAGATTGTTCATCAGATTCTCTACACCCGCTACACGATGGTTTCCGCTGGTATGTCTATCATCCCCGAAATGATGGAGAAGATTGACCTAGACGGAACAACAAAGTATTTCAAGACCACCAAGACGGATATAGTCAACAAAATGACTAAGAGCCGTATCATGTTCCGAGGTATCAAAACTTCATCAGGAAACCAAACAGCGAAACTAAAATCCATCCAGGGTATCACTACTTTCGTCTGCGATGAAGCGGAAGAGTGGACAAATGAAGAAGAATTCGACAAGATAATGCTCTCTATCCGTAAGAAAGGGATTCAGAACCGGATTATCATTATAATGAATCCGTGCGATTCCAATCACTTCATCTACCAGAAGTATATTGAGAAAACTCACAAGCTTGTGGAGATTGACGGTGTACAGGTACAGATTTCCACTCATCCGAATGTACTTCATATCCATACTACGTATTTTGATAACTTGGAGAATCTTTCACCTGAGTTCTTGAAAGAAGTGGGGGATATGAAGGTAAACAACCCTGAAAAATATGCTCATGTGGTTATCGGTCAGTGGGCTGACGTGGCGGAAGGTGCGGTATTCAAGAAGTGGGGTATTGTGAAGGAGTTCCCACGGGAATGCAAAAAGGTAGGAATAGGGCAGGACTTTGGATTTACTAATGATCCTTCCGCTGCTGTAAGATGTGGCATCATTGATAACCGTTTGTATGTTGATGAACTTTTCTATGAAACGGATATGCTTTCGTCGGCTATTGCCAACAGATTAAAACCTTTCTCTATGAAAGTTTTTGCCGATTCGCAAGACCCTCGATTGATTCAAGAGATAAAGAACAGAGGCGTGAATATCTATCCGGTAGATAAGTTTCCCGGCTCAATCAAAGCGGGTATTGATAAGATTAAAGACATGGAGTTCTTTGTAACAGAACGCTCTTACAATCTTATTACTGAACTTCGGAAATATGTTTGGGACAAAGATAAGGATGGAAACTACATCAATG